CACCTACACCTCTACCTGTTTTAGCCATAGCTGCCCCAGGTCCTGGTTTAGGAGCCTTAGGAACCGTTGGCGCTGCAGGTTTGTTAGCTGCATATCTCATATCCGGTTTACCAGATTTTGTTAATGGTCCAGCAATATCAGCAGCTCCTCCACTCTTAAACATAGACCCAAGCTTTCCCCATGGAAGATTCATTAAATTGTCTTTTAATTTCATTGCATTATTAGCTAAAGCTATTGCGCCAGGGACAGCGCCGGATATCCATGTAGCATATTTTGATGCTTCACTAGTTATTTTACCCCAGGTTGTAGAACTTGTTTTTTCTTCTTGTACCATCTTTTGAAGATCTGCAACATTTAAACCCAATGCTTCAGCTAATTTTTGTTTCTGAATAACATTCATACTGTTAAACTCTTCTAAACTGCCTGCATTCTTAACTAATTCTTTCATTAATGTTTCTGAATCTCCCATTAATGCTGCTTCTCTAGCTTTTTCTAAATTTAATTGTTTACCTAATAAAACCTCAGCTTCCATTTCTGCTGCAATAGAAGTTTCAATATTTAACATTTTACCTGCAGCCGTAGAAATATTAGATATACTTAACCCTAACTTACTTGCTTGAGCTGCTGCCGCAGTTAAACTTTCAATATTTCCAGACCAATATTCTGCTATGCTGGCAGAATTAGCTGTCATATCTTCTATAACTTTAGCTGGAATTGCGCCGGCCAATTTAGCCTGATCAGAAACTTGTTTTGTCATACTCATTCCAGCCGCAGCTGTGCTTCCTTCTATTAATGAGAACATTCTTGAAGCTTTTGCTGCTTCGCCTGCTGCTAAACCAGTTGAAAGTTGAAGTAACCCCATATTAGCAACATTACTAAGAGTTACATCATTCATATCTTGAAAATTATCAATTAATGCTTTTTGTGATGCTTGTACATCTAATCCAAACATTTTGAATATTGGACCAAGCAATGCATTTTGATGTACCATTTGAGTTGATTGACCAACACTTACACCTAAAGTTTTACTCATTTCACCTAAATATTTGTTTAGTGCTACTGTTCCAGCGGCCACACCAGCCCAACTAGTTAGAAATATCTTTGCTTTAGACACACTTTCAATAAGTGTCTGTTTAAACGCTTCCATACCTGCATTTCCTTGCATTATTAGATCATGTCTGCGATTATGTACATCTGCTTCTGCTTGAAGACCTTTATATGCTTCTTTTTGAGTACGATACATTTTTGCTGCTTCTTCTGCTGACATTCCTTCAACAGTCAATATTCCCATAGCTGCTTGTCTTTCTTTTTCAGCTGCATCTGCTATCTTAGCTTTAAAATCTATTTTTTTATATTCTGATGTTCCTATGTCTGCAATAGAAGAAAATGCATTTGCTGCAGATTTTATTATTTCTTCTGCACTCTTTGAAAATTCTTTTGATGCATCTGACGCATTTGCCCTAAAACCCTTTCTTAAATCTCCAAGCATTCCATCTATTATTGCACCAACTCCACTACCAAACTCAGTTGTTATTTGATTCATTGACGCCTTAACTCTGGCAGGATTTATTGTACTATTTGTACGAGCTGTTGATGCTTTTTTCTTTGGTGGATTACCAGCCATTTACTTATACCCCCTCAATATCGCGAGTTCTCATATATTCTTGAAAATCTGAAACTGCTCTTGCGGCTTTTTTTTCTAAATCCTTTAATTTAGGATCATGTTTTAACGCTTTAATATTTTTTTGACGATTCTTCTTAATAATATTATCAAAAACTTTCTCTATAAAACGTTCTATGGATCCTTCTTTTATAATATATTTAGGCATGATTGTTCTCCAACTAATTATAACATAAACTTATGTTTATAAATATAGAGAAAATTGAATTATCTTTTGATATTTGGTCCTCTTATATTTGGAGAACCACTGGAGGGACTCTGTCCCTTAGCTGCTTTTTCTTCTGCTTCGTTTTGAGCTTTAATCGCGTTTTCTGTTTCTTTTATGTAGAAATTGCGTAAGAATACTGGTAGGTTGTATACTTCGGTATGAGTAAATCCTCTTCCGTAATATACGAGACTAAAAACTGATCTGTGAATAGCGGGCTTATCCGATGCCCGCAGGCCAAAAAAACTCTGCCGTCAAAGGAATCCCAGTGCGCTCAAAATGTCCACATGCTTCACAAGTAAAATTAAAAGATAAATCAATATCAGGAATCATTTTTACTAAATGATCTCTAAATGCTCTAGAATCTCTAGACAAAAATTCATTATCCACAAACTTTTTAATTTCTTGTTTGTCTTCTTCGTTGTCGACAGACGTTATAACATATCGTAACCTAGTTGTAATCTCTGGTTCAACCGTATTACCACCTTTTTGCATTTTTTTCAATGCTGCTAATTCTTTAGTGATTGCTACTTCATCTGCATGTGTTAATAGTTTATATGTAACCTTTCTTTTTGACGCTGGGAGTTTAAAACTCATATCTGCTACTGTTTTTCCATCTAATCCAAAATCTTTTGGTTCTATTGCTCCTAAATCTATTTCATCTTCATTTTCTTCTGCACAAGATGGACAATTTATCTTTATTTTATACTTTGCACCATATCCTAAAACTCTAGCTGCTAACATAACTGCATTTTTATCGCCAATTGTCATATCTCTCAATTTAACATTAGGTGTAACAATAACAGATTCTAAAAGCTTATCTATTACTAATCCTTTGCGAATTAAGTTCTGAGAAGTTAAAATATCTTCTTCTCTTGCTGTCATGTATTTTATATCGACTTTTCCAGAAGAAAGAGGATTATCGGGTAGATAAAATTGCCCCTTTGATGGCAAATCTATTTCTTCGGTTGGAAACTGATAGTCTTTTTTATCAGCCATTATATTTCTCCACGGTGTTTACTAATATGATCATAAAACCTTTAACTTTGATTTGTATATATAAATATATGAAATATTAATTTTTTAACTAAAAAAAGAAGCCCCTAAACAATATAGAGGCTCCGGCGGTAATAAACTGTAACAATATAACTGCAGATTAGAATTCTAATATTGCATAATCATAACGTAAAGCTAAAGTAATCCCAGCAACATCATTGCTAGTCCAATCAACTTCACCAAAATCAGCTTCTTTAATATAGCATCCTTTTAGTGTCCATTCTTCAACAATATCTCCAACTGGACCAAGCATATTTATTTTAACATCTTTTTTATAAAAATCTGCGTATCCGTTTCTTCCAGTCACAGATTCATGAGAAAGACGAACCCATTCCATAACGGCTTGTGCACCACTTGGAACTATAGGATCATAAAGTTCTACACTAATATCACCCCAATCACCTTTACCTTTTATCTTTCTTTTAACATTTATGTGATCTAAAACTACATCTTCAAATGAAATTTTGGGTCTAGCAGCCTTTTTCAAAAGCATTGACGGTATACCTTCTATGTACATAATGTACCTAGCTTTCATTTTTGGTTCGAATGCATCGAACATAATTTCGTCAGCTGAAATCAAATTAGCCATTTAAATTCTCCTAATTAATTCTATCAATTATAAATATAGTTCATATCAAAAAGTCTCATATATAAATATAGTCCGGACACAAAAAAAGCCCTATCATTAGACAGGGCTTTTTTCATTAACTATGTTTTATCAAAGTTATTCAGGAAATGCTGCTCCAGTTGGCATGATGTTGAAATCAAGCACAATAAATTCAGCAGTTCTTGTAGGTTGAATGTATATTTGTCCAAACAAGATATTTCTATCTATAATATCTGGAGTATTATTCGAATCGTCCATTACAACTTTAAATGCAGATAATCCTTGTCTAGATTGTACTGTCTCAAGATAAGGATTAACAATGCCTAAGAATCTATTCCTAGTAGCAATAGAATTCTGTTCAAAGACAAGATACTTTGTTGCAGAAGCAATAAACTTCTTCATAGCAATTAATAGCCTTCTAACATTAATTCTATCTAATGCTGATGGAAGTCCTTGTAGTGTCTTCTGACCCCAAACAACAACTCCTTGACCAGGAAACGATGCAATAGGATTAACTCTACCTTCATACAAATCATCTCTTTCTGAGTGAGTTAAATTTGTATATGCTTGAAGTACTTGAGATAATCCACCACGATTTAATCCTGCCGGTGCATACCATTCATAAGCAACTCTATCATTAAATGCTAATACACCAGGAAGTACGACTGAAGGCGGTACCCAACGGTGTCTATTAGCTGATACATCATTAACCTTAACCCAAGGATAATATGTTGCTGCATAATTAGTATCTACATCTTCAACGACTGCAGTAGTGCTTGTTACAGTGGCTGATAACCCAGTTGGATCAAATATATAAAATGCATCGCCTCTATCTTCACATACATTCTTTGCGTGTGTTATAGTTCCAGGATGCAAATTAAATAGTAACCCTGGAGTTGCTATCATATTAATATCAAAAGCATCTGGATTTGAAACTGCATTTATAGCTTTCTTATATGCTACAGATCCACTAGATTGAGAGTTTGTTAAATCAAAACCTTGTGTATTTCCAGAACTAATATCAGACTCCATATTTCTAGGTGTTGCAGGATTCATTCCATCAAAACCACCTTGAAAAGCCATAATGAACTTTCTGTGTGTTAATGGAGTTGAATCTGTTAATCCTAAAGCAGAAGTATAGCTAGAACTTGGATGTCCATTAATAGCTGAAAGTAAAAACTTAGAGTTATTACCTGAACCAGAACCAGAAGGTAATGCTCTAAGATAATTTTTGTAATTATCTTTCGCTGTGAAATCAAAGCCATGAAATACTTTAGCATTAAATGTGTCGTCTAAGTCCTGTGATATTACATTAGAAACTGCTAGAATATCATCCTCTAGTGCATCTCCCAATGCTGTTTTATATGCTGCGTGTCCAAATGGAACTGCACTAGGTGTCAGTGTACCATTCTTTACTGCTGCTGTAGCTTCTACTCTAATGTATTTACTTCTAGCTGCGTAATCTCCATTCATATAGACCTTACCAGCTGAATCAATAGTTTGATATTGATCACCAATTACTCTAGCAACATACTTTGCACTGTTTGGATCTACTGTACATCCTTCAAATGTTTCTAAA